ATACACGCTTTCCAGGCGCGTGCCTCTCCAGTATATCAGCCTGCATTACAGACGTTTATACTATAAGAGCTTTGCATTTGCGGGTGATTTGCGCAAGAGCCGCAATTTTAACATTTTTTGTTGGCCTCGCCAACTCTTGCTCTGTCACTTCATATTTGCTATGCAAAGTTACACGCTTTTAATCATATTTGCAAATCTTTTGTGAGATTTTTCATCAAAACGAGTAATTCGTCATCTTCAACAAGCCTGTCAAGTTCAGATTCGTTGAAATGGGGGCAAGACAACACGCCTATTGTTTCGGCGAGTCGATACACACGGCTAAATAAGGCTCCCCTCTCCATAGGAGAAGCCGGGAGAGATTCTGGCAGGATCGTCAGCAAACGACAACCCCAGCCAGAACACTCAGGAGTAAGGCGACACCAGTCGGCATTAGAGCGCAACCGGCAACAGTCATTTATGTTTGAGCACATTCTTGATTCTTCTGAGGAAGAGGTTATGATAATACTGTTGTAAGAATGTCAAACTGTTTTTTTGATTCCTACGCCAAGTTCCTCCTCGCGCTGCTCAATATCGAGCTCACGCGCATTGAGGGCCGCTTCCCTTTCATTGAGTTCTCGCTCAAACTCGGTAAGACGCGCCGACCGCTCGTTCACCTGATCGAGCATATCCACAACTTTGTGGAGAAGTCCACTGATGTCAGCAAGACTCCCCTCTGGAACAGAAGTTGTTTCGTGAGCCGGAACTTCCTCAACCGGCTCCACTTCTTCAGGTTCGGTATTAAGCACATTGCCCTCTCCTGTGAAAAGGTAAGATTTGTTCACTTCGGGAAATTTTTCACAGATGAGGTTTACAATCCCAGGGTTAAACTTCTTCGTCCGGCCTCTCATAAGGTCGAATATCCTCTGGTAGTTTATGCCCAGGGCGTCGGCGAACTTGGGCGCGGTCAGCCCAACGGCTGCCAGCACCTCTTGAATGATGCGTTGGGTGGTAGGAATAAATTCGTCCTGCCTTACATTTTCCTTCATATTTGCTATTGTATTATAACTACTTTTCTTTTCTTATCATTTCTGCAACAACACATCGTGAAGTTGCAAGGATGATTAAAAAAATGTTAAATCTAAGCAGAACTTGCAAATATGATTATTCTAATTTTGCTATTATTGCGAAAATGATTATATTTGCACTACGATAACGGCTCAGACCGCCACAAAGATAAGCAATTTCTCGCTTAAATGCAAATAAGAGTTTAAATCAAAAACAGCAGAAAGATGAGCAAATCCACAATGATTCATCACGAAATCTCCGAGTGTGGTTATCAATTTCCACGCTCGGAGCTCGCGGCAGCCGAGAGAAAGGAGGTCGCATGGAAAGTATAGCAGTGAAGAAACTGCCAATCTCTCCGACTATTAGAGCGCTCTCTATCGGAGAAACGGCAATCTTCCCCATTGAGCAGAGCAGTTCTGTCACTGCGGTATGTAGCAAATTCCGCAAGGAGATGGCCCGGATTGGATGGGAAGCGGAAGTCAAGTACGACCGACGCACTTTCACCGTATCGGTGCACCGCACCAAATAATGCAAATAAGAACCGCCGCATTAGCGGCACAAACTAAATATCAATAAAAACAATTCAAAATGGGACTCATTAAGAAATCCAATGAATTGGTCATACCCTCGACCGTCAAGATGATGATCTACGGTCAGGCCGGTATGGGTAAGACCACGGTGGCGCTCTCTGCGCCCAAACCGCTTTTGCTTGACTTCGACAACGGTGTCAAGCGTGTAAACATGGCCCACCTCGAAGGCGTTGACATCGTTCAGGTGGACAACTGGGGTGAAATCCAGCAACTTCTTCAGCAGAGTCAGTCTGAACTCGCCCCTTATCAGACAATAGTCGTCGATACCATCGGCAAGATGATGGACTTCATCGTGGATTATTGCTGCAACGGCCGTCAGCCTCAGATTAGAGATTGGGGCCGCATCAACCAGGAATTCACATGGTTCACCCGCGCACTTTCGGCCCTCAACAAGCATATTGTCTTTGTTGCCCACCGCGACACTCGTAAGGAAGGCGAAGATACCGTATTCATTCCGGCTCTCCGCGAAAAGTCCTACAACTCCATTGTAACCGAACTCGACCTGCTCGGCTACCTCGAAATGAAATCAGAGCGCGGCGTTCAGGCCCGAACAATCACATTCGATCCCACCTCTCGCAATGATGGCAAGAACACCTGCAACCTCCCATCGGTGATGAGGGTGCCAACTGTCCTCAACGCGCAGGCTCAGCCTACTGCCCCCAACGTGTTCATCGCAGACAAGGTTATCAACCCCTATCTCTCGATGCTCGAAGTCAAGGCCGAGGAACGTCGCAAGTATGACGAACTCATCGAGGCCATCACTGAAGATGTTAACAACATCACAGATGCGCGCTCGGCCAACGACTTCGCTGCAAGAATCAAAGAATACAAACACATCGGCAGTTCAATGGCTAAGGCCCGTTCTCTATTCGGTGCTAAGGTCGCTGAACTCGGACTCGTTTACGATTCCGAAACCAAGACCTACAACGATGCAGAACCGGCAGCCTAACGTAAAGTTCCGCTTCTATGCGACTTTGCTCGACGGCTTTACCGACTACCTTAACAGCGATATAATCTACGAGAAGTATTGGGGTTGGAGCGAGAATCCGCCCCATACTCTCGAAGAGTTCAGACAGAAACAATTCCAATCTCTCATTGACCGCATCAACCGTGTGCCATTCGACAGCGAAGCGGCAGACAAAGGAACTGCGTTCAATGAGCTTGTTGATTGCCTGATTGAAAATCGCAAGCCATCGGAGAAGTTCAAGTTCGAGCGTGTTGTGGAGCCGGAGGTAATAGAGCGCGTGACCGGGCAAGTAGATGGTTGTGGGCCAGACGAACGTTGGGCCGATGTTTCGTATGAGGACAATCCCAATGCCGGAAAGGTAGTCGGGATTCGTGCCCACTACAATAACCGGGTATTCTACTTTGACATCAAATTGGTGCGTGAGTTTTCCAACTACTACAAAGGCGCTCTCACACAGCAGTTCGTATCTGCCATCGTACCGACAGCCTTTGGCGATGTTGAGGTGTACGGATATGTTGACGAACTGATGCCTCAGTCGGTTCACGACATCAAGACAACCGGTCGCTACTCAGTCGGAAAGTTTAAGGATCATTCCCAGCACATTGTCTATCCATACTGCTATTGGAAGAATGGCATGCCTCCCATGCTATTCGAGTACAACATAGCGGAGATAGACAAGTACGGACGATGGGAAACCTTTACGGAATCCTATATGTTCGTGCCGGAGCGTGATGTGCCTCGCCTTGTTGCACGATGCGAGGATCTGATACGATTCTTATTGAAATACCGACATCTGATTACAGATAAGAAAATCTTCAACGAAGCATCGTAGTATGGTAACGATGGCTACACTTATAAAGAATAGAACCGAGGGAACGAGAATAAGCCGCTCTTTGGTAGAAATGATAGAAAGCTTGCCGGAAGGCAAGTACCGAATCATCATTGAACCGCAGAGCGTACATCACTCTGTACCCCAACGTAAACTATTATTTATGTGGCTATCGTTACTGGCCCGTGAAACCGGAAACAGTAAAGTATCACTGTATAACTATTACTGTAGAAAGTTCCTATTGGAAGATATGCCGAGCGTGTCGCAGATGACATCAGCCCAGCTCACGCACTTTATGCACGAGATCGAGGCCGATGTTGCCGGCACGCTCGGCTTTACTTTACCAATTCCGGAAGACGGCGATGAATTCATTGCATTTCTTAAAGACTACAAAGACAAATGAAATACCAACTCAGGGATTATCAGCAGGAGGCTTCTGATGCAGCAATTCGTTTCTTCCGTTGTAGCGGCAATGAGAACGGACTTCTTGTGCTACCTACTGGTGCCGGTAAATCACTTGTAATTGCCGATATAGCCCATAGACTTGATGGTAATGTTCTTGTATTTCAACCCTCCAAAGAGATACTTGAGCAGAACTACGCCAAGTTGAAAAGCTACGGAGTGGAAGATTGTTCAATATATTCCGCCTCATTCAACAGCAAGGAGATAAACCGAATAACATTCGCAACAATCGGAAGTGTAAAGTCCCACATGGAAGACTTCAATCACTTCAGGTACATCATAGTTGATGAGTGTCACGGTATAAATCCGCAAGGAGGTATGTATAAGGACTTTTTCGATTGTGCAGCGCGTAAAATCCTCGGTTTAACAGCGACTCCCTACCGTCTGAGCGCATCACTTCAGTACACTGATTCTAATGGAAAAACAGTATTCCGGCCTAAAGACGAACACGGGAGCCAGGAATTTGATGACAAGTTACACAGCCGAGAAATCACGGCTGAGAACAAATGTATCCTTAAATTCCTTACCCGCACACGCCCAAGAGTCTTTCACAAAGTCATATATCAAGTTGCGATTCAGACACTGCTCCAGCGAGGCTACTTGTCTAAGCTGAA